GCGAAAATAAAATTAAATTATTTATTTGATATGCAATTTTTGCATACCTCGAAGATCTATTTTTAAAAGCATTATGCAATTTCTGCATACCTACAGCTATACCAGAACAAAGCATGAACATATTTACACGTTAAAATGTTCTCAAAATGTTCTACAACTTACACGAGAAAAAATTTACCCTTTTTTGATTAAGACATAGCGAAAGAGCTTTCGTGTCTTTGATATTGGAAAATGCTGATTAAGACATAGCGAATAAATACTTACTCGCTATGCCTATGATTGTCAACTAATTAAGAGGAAGTCTTTTTAGTTATGTTCCCATAGTTGTACCTCCATGTTTATTATTAACAACGTATTAAGGAGCTTTGTAGTCATTCAATATATCCATGATTACTTTCTTTTTAAAAGAATCTGGATCATTGTCGAATGACCATTCATTTGATGACAATAAATATCTAACTGTTTTGATACCATTGCCGTCATCTGAATTATTTGAATTCATTATAGGCTTGAACTCTTTGGGTAAACCTATAAAAAAATCAACTGTATTGACTTGTGGTTTGGTTGCCATAAGTAATTTCCTTTCTCATTAAGTATTCTTATTTATAGCATTTACTATAGTCTATGTCAAATAAGATAGCCATTGTACCAAGCTAGTAAATAACTTAGCACGAACATTATAGCAAAGTAAATTAATATTAGGTAAAAGTCTTTCATAATTTTTTTACATATGGGCTTTAGCGTTGGGAACATAGACACTTTGCCAAGTGAATACATTTTACCGAACCAACGCCAAGGTTTCAGACAACTTTGGTCTTCATTAATTATACTAACCAAAATCTAGCAGTAGGAATTGTTTGTTGCAACTACCCACCCCCAACACAAGCGGTTTAGCTATACTAATCTTGCCCTATAACTTGTGTGTGTACAGTTACATTTGTATACTATTAATTAAATAAAGTCAAATCGTTTGACAATAATATATTGATATGATATTCGTATATCAATCACAGAAAGGAGAGTTCTTATGTATCTGATATACACTTTAGTAATGGGCATACCTTTCTTTTTATTAGTTGTTATGCCTATATTTAAGATGCTTGTCGGCATTATAACTTAGAGACTAAAAGCCTATGTCATTAATTTGACATGGGCTTTTTTATTTGTTACAACTAGATATAATTAATTAATTATCAACAAAGGAAAACATATGAAGAAAAAAGATATATCTTCTTTTATGTCTAAGACACTTACCAAGTTCATAGAACATGATGGTATACCTCTAGATATATGTGATGATCTTCGTTGCTGTATCGCTATGATTCAGAATATGAATAAGATAGATTTCATAACTGTAAGACGAGAGATCAGCATTGACAAAACAGATATGGTAAAAGTTCCAGAGAGTGCTACACTATCTGGGGTTCACCCTCAAGAAAATATCTATAAGAAACCAGATGCGTAAGAAAAAACTTACACTAGTTGGAATATATATTGACGGATATAATAATAAGAAGTCCTATATATATTCTGATGATAGGGGTAATCTATATACAAAGTCAAAACCTATTTGACTTTAACTAAATAATTTAGTATAACTAAAGGGCAATCAGGGAGACTTGGTTGCCCTTTTTTGTTAGTAGCAGGGATTGACCTAACCAAAGCAATCAAGGGGGGGTGTAGTAGGCAAAAAGTGGATATACCACACAGGTTTTTAAGTCACTGGCTCATTGTGAAATCAAGAGGATAAAAACGAAGGCTGACTTAGTGCTACACCCCTGAATACAAATCAATCAACAATAAGGATAATATGATACCTCTAAAGATACAGATGGGTACATTCTCAGATTATCTTCATTCTATTTTGACATCAACCAAAGCGAGTAAGTTTCGTGCAGGTTTTATCAAGAAAGATGGGAGCTATCGAGAAGGTACTTTTGATCTGAAAGATCGTAAAACATGGAAACAAACAGATGGCACTATGTATAAACGTAAGGGTAAGAAAAGAACTACTGACCCAGACGAGTACATACTCGCACATGATCTAACTAAAAAACAACCTAGAAATATATCTGTCGCTAGATTACAATGGTTTAGTGTAGGTAAAAAAGTATATGAACTAGGTCGTATAGAACTAGATAATGATATTACTATAATCAACTTTGAGCCAGTTAAATTTAATCAACTTGACTCTCTCATGGAATACTATAGAGTATTGAATAACGGAAAAACAATCAACACAAAGGAACAACATGACAAAGCTAGTCAATAGACTGCAAGAACAAGATAGCACAGTCTTTAATATGTGCAGAACTGAAGTTAGTTTAGAAGAGTTAAAGCATGTAGGTGCTGACTTTAATAAACTAGTCAAGCCAGTATATGCTGTGGTAGATAAGAAAAATAATCGTGCCATACATTTACATGGTGCAAACTATCAGCTAATACCATATGATTATATATTGTATCAGTTATCTGATGCCTTAGATGATTATGGCATAGATATATCTAATACAGATATACAATTTACGGTACATCAAGATCTAAATTATATGAAACTTAGAATATTATTTGGTGATGATAGTGCTTATAAACCTTACAGCATGAGAAAAGCTGACAATGATAAACTTAGATTTGGTATAGAACTTATATCAAGTTATGATGCGTCATTGGTATTTACACTTAGAGCAATGTTTGTAAGATTAATATGTGCAAATGGTATGACATCATTTGAAGATGTAAACTCTTCTATCAAACGACACACTAGAAAGTTTGATGTAGATAGTACCTTTGATAAACTTAGAGATCTAGATAAAACATTTATCAATATGTCTAATACTTTTGAGGTGTACAATCATACTGAACTTACTTCTGGTGAGGTAGATATATTATTTAAAAAGTTTGCAGGTAAGAATGATAGTAAATATAATCTACTTCTAAAAGTCCTTGAGACTCCAAAAGATAAATCTACTCTCTATGATGTATACAATGCCTTGACTAATTACTCTTCACATAATCAGAGAGCAATCAAGTTTGGCAAGAGTGGTCATGAGGATTACAGATTAACTAACTGTATCAAAGATGGTATCAAGACTAATGAGGAAAGAGATTACGAGGTCAATAAGTTTTTAAAAAGTAATGACTTTGTATTCTACTACCACAGAGGTTTGGCTAATTACTCTAAGAAGATTGCAAACTAATGTTTGGTTTATTTATATTTAATGTGGTTGCCCTTTTTATAGGGGCAATCATAGTTTATTTTTTGATTAATGTAGCGAAAAAAATTAATGAAGAAGAAGACAATAATAAACCCTAGAGTATATACTAACCCCCCCTGCATTGACAGGTAATCATATCATATTTTTACACGTTATTCAATGTGACAGATTGACTTTATTTATAATTTATGTTAGGAAAGACAATGGAAAAAGCAATTACACAAAATAAAAAAAGAGAAGAGACAGAGAGTTTATGGATAGCAGTTATTCAACAGAACTTTGAGGATGCTTTCGAGATAAACCCTAGTGGTAACATATCTATGGCAGATATACAGATAGCAAGAAATTGGTTTTATACAAAAAGATGTGCAGAGATTTGTGAGTATGTAGGTACTACCAGAGATCACATACAGAGATTGTACCACAAGTTATCAGATAGATATAAGGCTGGACTTATAACCAAAGATGAGTTAAGATTAGCAATAAGAAAGTTGGAGAAAAAATTATGATAGAATTATTTTTAGGATCACCTATGGAGTTACAGGTTTTAATATTAACAGGTTTAATACTTATAGTGATTGAGGTACTCAAATGAAATTAAAAGTTTGTCCTGAGTGTAATGATCACGAATATTTGTGTTGGAGTCCATTTAATGATGGAACTACTGATTGTATGCTATGCACAGGTAATTACGAAGAACATGAATTAAAAGAAAAGGAAACAGATGAAACTGAAAGAGATAGAAGCTAAAATAGGCACACTATCCAATCCCAGTAAGATGCCCTCGTATGCGTGGGGTATACCAATACAATATTGTGTGACAGGTAGTAAGTTAGCATTACAAAAGGGAACCATCTGTAATAAATGTTATGCAGGTAAAGGTTGTTATGTATTTCCTATGGTCAAAGCTATGTACGAAAAAAGATATCAAGCCATAGAACTACCAGAGTGGGTAGATTATATGTCAATGTTACTGACCCTAAAGTACAAAAACCTAACAAAATCAAGGAGATACCACAGGTGGTTTGACTCTGGAGATGTACAATCTTACTCACATCTTATGAAGATATTTGAGGTTTGCAGACGTACATCACATATAAGATATTGGTTAGCTACTAGAGAATATAAGATGGTAGATCAAGTAAAAGAAGAAGAAGTACCAAAGAATTTATGTTTGCGTGTATCAGCTATCAAGGTAGACAGCCCACCTCCTAAGTTTTGGAAGTGGACATCTGGTGTACACAAAGATAAACCTGCAGTAGGTAGAGAATGTCCTGCACCAAAACAGAATGGTGAGTGTAGGGATTGTCGTGCCTGTTGGAGTCGATCAATCAAACAAGTAAGTTATAAGGAGCATTAATGAAACGTAAATGTATAAGTTGGGCGATAGTTGCAACAATGGAAAGGCCAGATGGCACTTGGTTTACCGATACTATTACTCAAATAGATAATGAAACATCAACAGCTGTTGATAATTTTTTAACTGAATATTGTAAAGACGAAGAGGAAAATGATGATACTTGATGACCAATATATAACAAAGGATATGTTTACTAAAGATAGTTACAAAGGTAATAATTATGCTTATAGTAATGCTGTGATGTTTGATCTACAGAATGGAAAACAGAATGTTTTATGTTTCTGTGATAATAAACATACGGCAGAAGCCATAGCGGAGGCATTAAATCTATTAGATAGATTAGAATCAGATGGGGCAGAGTTAAGAAAATGAGAGATGATTTAATGGTACAACAACAAGTTGTGAATGTGTGGCAACATATGGTAGGTGTCATATGTTTAAATCAAACTGGCAGAAAGAAAGTAAAAAAATTATTACCTGCTTTCTTCGAGAGATTTCCTACTGCTGAAGAACTATTAGAATCAGATAGGGAAACTATCGCATCCATGTTAGAGGGTCTTGGACTTAAACATGTAAGAGCAAATAGGATATGGAGGATGTCACAGGATTATTTGACATGGGATCAAAAAGATGCTACACAGTTACATGGTATCGGAAAATACGGAAGTGATAGTTATGAGATATTTTATAAGAATAACATACCAGATAACGTACAAGATAAAGAACTTAAAAGATATATAACGGAGGAACTATGAAACAATATACATTCATACGAACTGGCGGAGATAAGAAACATATCGAAGCTATGAGTCTAAAGAAAGCCATAAAGAAATATGATGGCAAACCAATGGATCATGACAATAGTGTTTTAATCGTTTGGACAAGCAAGAAAGGCAACATAAGCAATCAGATACTTAAACTACCATATGTATCTAGAAAAGAAAGAAAAGGTAAACTATGATTAGATTTATAGAAGTAACACAGAAGCATATAGAAAATGGTATTCGAGGTGATGAATGTAAATGTGCTATCGCTTTAGCTTTACAAGATGAATATAAAACTACTGAAACTTCAGTAGAAGTAGAGGATGAGCCATTGTTGTACGTTGATGGTATACCTTTAGAGATAGCAACATCTCAAATGGCTGATGATATAGATTTTTTTATAAGAGATTTTGATTATAATAATGAAGTTAAACCATTTACAATTCAAGTATATGAAAGGGCAGGTACATGAAAACAATATATGGAGAACGTATAAAAGAAATATTAGATAATCATTATGAATGGTGTAAAGCAAATGGCAGAGATACATCATGGTATGGTGAATATAAACGAGTAAGCACGAGGAAAAAAAATGTTTGAGTTTAAACATCCAAAATATTACAAAGAAATGAAAAAAAAGTTAGATAAGTTTAAAAAAGATTTGACAAATTTATCTGTTTCTGATAAGGAAGTTAGTCATGAAAAAATACAAAATAAGAATAGCAGGTCTAGGAATAGAAGCAACAGCAATAATACCATTCAACGCAGAACCAACGATAACTGATATAGAAAATAGAACAGCTGAGTATTTAAATCATAATCTTATGAAGCTAGAGAAGAATGAATTTTATACTACTGATAGATACTTCTTAACATATGAGGAGTTACCTATTGAATTATAAGCAACAGTTAGAAGTTATTAAAGGTTTATCTATAGACAAAGACACACAGGCAAGAATAGATTGCCCTTTCTGTAATGGAAGAAACACTTTATCTATAGACACTAGCGACAACAAAATCTCTTGGTACTGTTTTCATGCGTCTTGCAGTGCCAAGGGAAGACAACAAGGTGAAAAGGATATTCACTATGTACAAAAAGTTTTTTATGGTAACAAAGATCTTCACATTGAAGATAAAGATTTTGTAATGCCAGATAGTTTTCAATCTATATATTCAAATGAAAAAGCTATGCATTGGCTATCTAACAATAATTGTTGGGAGTCTTGGTCATGGGGTAGAGCAGATTTTAAATATGATGTTAAACAAGATAGAGTTGTATTCTTAATTAAAAATAATATTACTCATAAGATTGTCGGTGCAGTGGGTAGAGCACTAAATAAAAAAGATTTTCCTAAATGGTATATGTATGGTAATAAAGATGTTCCATTTAAATGTGGAGTCTGTGATGATGCAGTTATTGTAGAAGATTGTCCTTCTGCATGTGCTGTATCTAATATACTTACAGGTATATCAATCATGGGTACTAGTATAAAAGATTCACACTTAGATCACATAAGACCTTATAAAAATTTATATGTATGTTTAGACAGAGACGCAACAGTTAAGTCTTATACAATTGCAAAAGAATTAAGATCATCTGGATTTGATAATGTAATCGTTAAACCATTAGAAGATGACTTAAAATACTATAACACAGAACAAATAAGGAGGATGTTTTATGGATCAAAAAATGATGCAAGAGATACTTGACAGCTGGAATAGTTGGAAGTACGACATTCAAGATATGAATAAATCTGAATGGACTCAAAGAGATCAAAGTATATTAGATAAAGTAACAGCTATACTAGAAGAACAATTAGCATGGCAGAAAGCGAAAGATAGAAGATGATAGAAAAACAAATGATTAGGCTTATGCTTAATAAAAAATTTTATACAAAGTATAAAGGCACAATATCATCTACAATATTTTCTGGAGATATAAGTTCTTTGTATAGTACAATACAAAAAGCACATTCTAAATATGAAGAAGATATAAAGGTTGATGAGTTATATTCTTTACACACTGCTATATTTAATCCTGCACTTACTCGTGCAGCTAAAGAAAAGTTTAGTGAGTTAGTAGAAGATATAAAAGAAGTAGTTGAACCTAGCCAAGAAATAGCTAAAGATATTATGCGTATCTTATCTGATAGAGATCTTGCACAAAGAATAGCAATAGAAGCTACAGAGATCTTTAATGGCAAAGAAGGAAACTTTAATGAGATATCTACAATGATAGATAAACATAAGACAAATACTAGTGAGGATAAAAATCCTGCAGTAACTAATGATGTATCTAAAGTTATAGAGTTATTAGATGTTACTACTAAATGGAAGTTTAATATTCCTGTGTTAAAAGAAAACGTAGGTGGTATTGGTGGAGGTAATCTTATGATTGCATTTGCTAGACCAGAGACAGGTAAGACAGCTTTCTGGGTAAGTTTATGTACAGCACCAGAAGGTTTCTGTTCTCAAGGTGCAAAGGTTCATGCATTTATAAATGAAGAACCTGCAATAAGAACACAGATAAGAGCAATATCTGCATACACTGGTATGACTAGAGATGAAATATTGTTCGATAGAGTACAGGCACAGAGAATATGGAGTGAGATAAAAGATAATATCTCAATGTTTGATACAGTTGATTGGTCTATGGATGATATAGATGCACACTGTGAGAAACATAAACCAGATATAGTTGTGATAGATCAGCTAGATAAAGTTAATGTATCTGGTACATATGCAAGAACAGATGAGAAGCTAAGACAAATCTATACAAGTGTAAGGGAGATAGCTAAACGTAGAGATTGTGCAGTGATTGCAATATCTCAAGCATCTGCTGATGCACATAATAGAAACAGTATTTCATTTGATCAAATGGAAAACTCTAAGACAGGTAAAGCAGCCGAAGCTGATTTAATTATTGGTATAGGTAGAAATGCTAACACTGATTTAGAAAATAATATAAGAACATTATGTATAAGTAAAAATAAAATTAATGGTTATCATGGTGAACCTGTGTGTACCATTAGGAGAGGTATAAGTAGGTACGAGGTATGATAACAACAGTAGACGTAGAGACATCTTGGCAAAGAAATGAGAATGGTGGGTATGACCCATCACCATTTCACAAAGATAATATATTAGTTAGTGTAGGATTAAATTCTTATTTTGGCGATGAGTATTATTTTACAAACCATAGTGAAAGAGTAGATAGTGGTTGTGCAATTAAGATACAGGAAACTTTAGACAAGACAACTTTACTTGTAGGACATAATATTAAATTTGATTTAATGTGGTTATTAGAGTCTGGATTTAAATACAGTGGTAGAGTATACGATACTATGTTGGGTGAGTATATACTTAATAAAGGTATAAGAAAAAGTTTAACTTTAGAGATGTGTTGTCGTAGAAGAAAGATAGGATCTAAAGATAGTAGTGTAAAAGAATGGATGGATAGAGGTGTATCCTTTGAAAACATACCTGTAGATATTGTAGAAGAGTATGGTAAGATAGATGTACAGATCACTAGAAGATTATTTGATTCTCAAATGGCAGACTTTAAATTAGAAAAGAATAAAGAATTGCTAATGACAGCTAAGATGATGAATGAATTTTTAGTTGTGTTAAGTGATATGGAACGTAATGGAATTAACATTAACATAGAAGATTTAAATAATGTTGAACGAGAGTTCAGAGCAGAGTTTGCATATCTAAAACAAAAGATAGATAAGATAGTGTATAAACAAATGGGAGATACTAAAATAAATCTTTCTAGTCCAGAGCAATTGTCTTGGCTAATCTATTCTTTAAAACCAAAAGACAAAAAAGAATGGTCTAAGATATTTAACATAGGTATAGATAAAGG